TAATAAATCTTACCTACTATAATCACGCCCGCAATTATACAAAAGAAAACTAAATTAAGGTTTGAAACAGCATGTCGATGAAAATGAATTTTAAAGAGCATGGCAGTGTTATTAAAGTAGTAGCAGAAGCTCAAGGCGCTGAAACAGATCAACGTAAAGCGGTTAGAGAGTCAAAGCTATTTATTTATAAACGTGATGGACAATGGGATCCGTATGCGTTAGAAACGTTAAAGCTGCACGGAAGGTTCCGAGGCACGTTTGACATGTGTACGCCTATCGTTGATCAAATCAGCGGAGAAATTGATCAGTCAGACTTTACATTAAAGATTAGCCCGGTATCTGGCGGTGCTTCAGCGGATACAGCTAAAACACTAAATGGGTTGGTCAGGAACATTCTCAATATATCTAATGCCGATCACGTATTCAGCACAGCCAGTAGATCAAATGTTATAGGCGGTTTTGATTGCTTTGAAGTGGTTCAAGATTGGGTTGATGGTGATTCATTCGATCAAGACTTATTCATTAAACGAGTGCCAAACGCAGTTGATTCAGTATGGTTTGATTTAGCATCTACTCTACAGGACAGGTCAGACGCACAATGGGCGGTTAAAATGACAGCTCTACCCAAGGCCAAGTATGACAAGATGTGGCCCAAAGCAAGCGGTCAGAGTGTTAGTCAAAACGTAACCAATACAGCTTACTGGAACGCTGCGGACGTGATTATAGTAGGTAAGATTTATTATAGAAAAAGACGAGAGATTGAAATTGTTAGGATGACTGATGGCTCAGTATATGAAGATAATGAAGATTTTAAGAAAGTAAAAGATGAATTAGCATTACAAAATATAACCATTGAATTAGACAATGATGGAGAGGAAAAAAGAAGAACTAGAGCAAGCTGGCGGGTGTTCACGCGCATGTTTGATGGTAGCGATTGGTTGTCACCAGAAGAAGAAACAGTTTTTGATTACATTCCTTTAGTGCCAATTTACGGCAACTTTGAAATCATTGAAAACAAACCTATCTACTTTGGCAAAATTGAAAAGCTTTACGATGAGCAACGTGGTTTAAATTACGCAATGAGTCGAGATATTGATGACGGTTCATTATCACCTAAACCAAGTGTTTGGATGACCGAAAAACAAGCTGAAGGAAACGACTACAGCACAATGAATACAGATGCCGCCCCAGTAAGAATATACAACCCAGATCCAGAAGCGCCACCCCCAATGTTTACGCAAGGCCCTACTGCTAGTTCTGGACTACAAACAACGATAGCTAACATGCAGCAAATGATAAGCGCGAGTAGTAATACCTTCTCAGCCGGTCAGGGTAACGCTTTAGCGTCGCAATCAGGTATAGCGGGACAGCAACAAATTGAACAAGGTAATATTGGATCAATTAAATGGTTTGAAGCTCTAAAAGTAGCTGTTTGTCACATTGGTAGAGTTATGGTTAATGGAGCCATTCCAAGAACTTACGACTCAACAAGACAAGTTAGAATATTAGATGAAGATGGTACAAGTTCAATGGTTGCTTTAAACGATACGGTATTTGATCAACAAACGCAGACTAATGTCGAATTAAATAATTTATCAATAGGCCAATATGATGCTGTTTGTGACTTTGGCCCCGCGTTTAATAGTCAGCAGAAGGAAACGGCTCAATCATTTTTAGATATGTCCGCAGTTGTTCCCGGCATGGCTGAAATGGCAAGTGATGTTTGGGTCAAGAATTTAGGTACTCCCGGCATGGATCTGGTTGCTGAAAGACTTCGTGTCACGCAAATGGCAAGCGGAAACATTCCAGAGTCACAATGGACAGATGAAGAACGCCAACAAATAGCAGAGCAACAAGCCCAACAGCAAAACCAACCACCCCAAGAAGATCCAAACATGGTGATTGCTAGAGCTGAGGAATTAAAAGGCCAAGCAGCTATGACAAGCGCTCAAGGTAAGCAAGCAGAGATCCAAGGTAATCAGCAATTAGAAGGCCAGCGATTACAACTTGAAGGCCAGAAATTACAGCTTGATACCCAGAAATTCTTGAAAAGTCAGGAAGATAAATTCAATGTGGCAGCGGCAAATATAGATCAAGGCCAACAGAAGATAGACCAAAGCCAACAGCAAATGCTAATCAATGCCCAACAAGCTCAAGAGAAGATTGATAGAGATAATCAGGCTCAACAGTTTGACCAAGAAATAAAAGCTCAACAGTTACAGATAACCTCATTAACCGAAGCTATTAATCAGATGAAAGGAATTAAAGAGGCAAGCGGAGCCGATGCGATAATCGGCCCCGGTATAGTTGATAATTTCAAAACTCAATCTGACATTGTTAGCGATGAGCAGGACGAGGTTTAACGGCTTAGGGATAAGGATATTTTCGATTGCCTTATCCACTCTAACCAATCATCGAAACTATGGAATGCTTTAACATGTTTACTTTTGCTAAAGCATTCGAAAGCTTCTATCCTGCCAGCAAACCCCAGTATTTTCCAATCTATATCATCAATATCTTTCTTACTTTCAAATGACTTAGGTAAAGACGGCAACATTCCTCGATCTCTTAGGTTTTGCACAACTGATGAAGCATATTCAATCCATTCATCAAATGAATTGCAATCTGTTTTCTTATAGGTTGCCCAAGCTTCTTCAATATCAGCGCAACCCGTTAAAAATTCCCAACTACCATCAACAGATTTAAGAAAGGCTAAAGATTCATCACTTAAACAGAAGTTATCAACAAGCGGGATTGATTTGGATTTCTCTATACCCGCCTCAATCTCTCTAATCCTTAAATACCTTCCTAAGCGCTCACCAATATCATTATCAACCCTCTTAACTAGCTTATACTCAGTAGGTGGATAGATTCTTACTTGTCCGGGTGGAACAGCAATAAAATCTCTAGAAGTTAAGCGATTAACCTCTTCAATATCAAACCCTAACGCATCAATCAAAGCTCTTAGTAGTTTATCGTTATTCATGGTTTAATCTAGCGGCCTCAAGGTGAATTAAAGCGTGTGCCGCAGCTTCTTTAGCGGTAACTCTTGACTCGCATTCAATATTACCAATCTTGTAAGAATCAATCATTGAGCCGCACCATTCAAACTCAACCTTTTCAATCAACCCAAAATGCATAGCTATAGCAATTGCATCATCTTTGTTAAGTGTTAGTGTGGAATTCTTATAATCTTCAAGACTTAATGATAAATTAATCTCGTCTTCATCCGCTTCAATAATGTACATGTCATACCATTCATGCTTAGTTATATCAAACATTACTTAAGAATCCCATTAAGAAGGATGGTAGGCGTTCCCACTCGATCCGTATTATCATCAGCCTCAATGTAAAAGTATTCAACGTTATTAAATTCACCGCAAAGTGTCTTATCTACCCGCTGCATTGTATTTACTAGCTCACCATTTGAATTGAAAACACTAACGTCTTTACTATCATTAAAGAACAACGATAACTTGCCGCCTTCAAATTTAACCTCGTCAGCGCAAACTTCAAACGTATCGTCTATTTCATCAACTTTGATTGTGTATATGTTCATAAAACACCCGCCGCATTTTCACCAGCCCTGCCAACCTTACCCTTACTTGTTTCAACCTCATGAAACATAACCACGCTAGGCTTGTCCTCCCCCACTTCAAAAAGAAAAGATATCGCACACATCTGGTCAAATAGAGGCATCCATTTGGTTTTAATAATTACATCTGAAGCGTTAAGTCTATTCATGCGATCGCCCGGCACAGCTTTCGAGTATGCATTATTTATTACAGCCAAGCTCAACTCAAATTTATCAACGTAGTCTTTAGCAATTTCTAGCCTGTCATTTAAAGATCGAACGGATAAACTTGTTGTAACGTTCTTTGTTTTGAAAATATTAAACATCCATTCGTCCCCACTTAGAATTAGGCATATATAAACCTAATAAAGAAATTAAAGGAACTGACACATAAGGTTGTACGTAGTAAATATGGGCGATAATTGTCAATATAACGACGATTGCAATCATTGTTAGTAATTTAAATAGATTAGTCCAGTTCATAATTACCCCCATCAACATCATCGCAACTATGAAAATAAAGCACTCTGCCTATCCATCCAATATTATCACCGCATTCCTGACAGCAGTTACTTGGGTGAGGTGACACCCACTTACAACCTAGGCATATTTTCATCATATACCTAACAAAGAAATTGGGAGCTTTATTTCTTTCTGGCGTGTATCTTATGCCGTTACCTTCTGAAGAGCCGAACAAGTGACAAGTCCAACTAGAAAGTTTTACAAGCTCTAAAGATTTATATTTAACGCGATTATCATTATTCATAAGTTACCTCAGTGTAAATCTCAGAGAATTGAAGCGGCGTTCTGTCTGAGTTCAGAATATTCAGGTATCCCCTAGCCGCACAACAACAATATACCAATCAATAATTAAATCAAGAGGTTATTTTCGCCAAATATTAGCCAATTTGACCAATTGGGTGTAAAATAAGTTAAAAGGTCAACGCATAACCTTAAATATGTGCTTGAGGGAAACCTCTATACCTATAAGGTCTTTAAAAATGAGTGAAGCAGAGCTACAAAACGACGATCCAATTGAAGGAGTACAAGAAACTCAAGAGGAAAGCGAAAATCCTATAAACGGATCGGAATTAGCCCCCGAACAAGGCGAGATTAAAAAAGAGTCTCGTAGCACTGAGGAAATTGAAAGCGAGAAGAAAGCTAAAGCTCAAGCCGTATTTAATAAAAATTATGGTGAGAAAAAGCAACTAGAAAGAGATTTGGAATCAGAAAGAGCTAAAGTTTTAGCCTTTGAGAATCAACAGCTAGAAGCGCAGAAGCAACTTGTTAGCAATCTACCCAGTATGCCGGATCCATATGATGACGATTACGATGTCAAAATGCAGGAATGGCAGGCAGGCGTGCAGAACAAAGCGGCGTTTGACGCTAATCAAAATTTGATAGCTCAAAACGCCCACAATGCACAACAAGCAGCGCAGTACAAGCAGCAGCAAGAAATAGCAGTAAGAGAGCATAAGTTTTTAGAGTCAGCCAAAGAACAAGGCGTATCCTCTGATGAAATGAACGTTCTTTTAACTACAATTGGTAGTTATGGTGGAATAGGTAATGATAACGCGCAAGCAATAATGCAAGATCCAGACGCGGCATCAATTATCAGGCATTTAGCGGAAAACCCTCAAGAAATTGCGGCAATCCAACAAATGAGCGGTTATACACTAGCCAACCATATCAATAATAATATTCGAGCTAAAGCACAGGCGCTAAAACCGAAACGTAGCAACGCACCAGCACCAAGTACAGAAGTTCATGGTGATGGTATAGACTCAAATAGTACTAAGCACCCCGCATTGGTGGGAGTGACTTATTCTTAAAGGATAAATAAAATGCCTAATAGCTTTGACAGTAATTTTTCAAGAAAGATAATGGATAAGGTTCTAGTGCCTTTCGAAACTAGTAGAACGATATCTAAAAATATCAACACACAAATGTTTAAAGGTGAATTTAATGTAAAAAGCGGTGAGAATGTAGATGTTAAACGTCCGACTGATTGGAATGTAAGCGAAACTCCAGACGGTGATTTAACCTCAGAAACTGAATCAATTTATACGACTGGTAAAGCAACAGCAACAGTTCAAAATCAATTGACTGTCTTTGCTTCGGTTAAAGAATTTGATGAAGCTTTAAAAGATGGTGGCGATCCTCGATTCTTCCAAGACATGGCCCAACGATTAGTAACTAAGTTAGAGTTAAAAACTTCTGAATATATTATGAAGAACGCAGCTTTACTTGCTGGAACGGTTGGAACAGGTGTCACAAAATGGGATGAAATTGCAGGTGCAGGTGCAATCATGGAAGCTACCGGAGTGCCTAAAGATGGTAACTGGAAGTATATTATCAACCCTTTTACCCAGCGAAAATTAGCAGATAATACACGCCTTAATTTAGGCGGTGAAGATGCGAAAGGTTCAGCTAACACTGCGGCTACTATCGCGCCTAACTTTGCAGGGATGAAAGTTATGACCGGTACAACTTTAGCTAGTTACTTAACTGGTACAGGCGCGACTAGAGACGGAACAATTGTCGGCACTCCTTTGGCAACTTATGAAGGCGCTAAAGATACCATGACTCAAGTAATTGGAGTTACAGCATTCCAAGCTAACTTAGTTGTAGCTGCTGGTGAAACTGTTACGGTGACAGGTCGATTCCGCTTGAACCTAGCAACGAGAGAAGCGGTTTTAGATGAAAATGGTCAACAGATATTATTCACTGGTACGGTAACAACTACCGCTACTCTTGACGGTTCTGGAGCTGGTAATTTAATTATCACAGGCCCCGCATTATTTGAAGCTACAGGACAATATAACACGGTTGTAGCTGCTTTGGCTGCTGGTGATGTTATTACGCTTGGCGGCGCTGCTGATACTCGTATACAGCCTAACATGTTCTTCCATCGTGACGCTTTCGTTTTAGCTGGTGTTCCAATGGAGAAGCTAAACGCAACAGATACTAGCGCAACCACTAAAGATGGCATTCATCTTCGTGTTAGTCAAGGTTCTGACTTTACCAAAAATAGAAATAAGGTACGTATTGATTTACGTTATGCATTAGGAACAATGAATCCGTTCCTAGCTGGTCAAGGTTTCGGAAACCCATAATCAGTAGAATAAAACAGAGGGTTAAGCAGCCCTCTTTTTTTAAACTTTATCAGGATTCAATTATGCACACAGTCTACAGAAAAAACGGTTCACCTTTAGAAGTTAACGATCACATGCTCAAGTATTTAGACGAGCTAGGGTTAACAGAAAAACCAATATTAT